TATGGATCTTACCACAAACTTCTACGAAGACAGTACAAACTGTGGTTATACTGGCGGTGGCTGCCAAATCCAACATGGCATACGGTACACTCAAGTTGGCTGCCTTAGTGGCCGCAACAACAGTTGGGACTGATGCATCAATCCAAACATACTCAACCTGATCCCTCTCCTTAACTTCTTCCTGCCCAAACACGCGTGTTGTACTACCAACAGCCTCCGCGACGGAATACTCCGCCACCGACTGCAATAAAACCTGAGCCAACCAAACACCAGGCTTGGAAATGCCACTAACCACAGCCAACATGCCACCACGACCACGGACACGAACAACTATCTCCTGCCCACAAGGCAAATGTGAGTGATGGACAACACGACCAGCTACCAAAAACTCAACATCAGAAGTGTTCAACTTAGGGACTTTCTCAATACGACAAGCCAACTTAACAACATCAGACACTGAGGACTCCTGAGGGCTGTTCTTAACGTCGACCACCGTGGCTGTGGTAAACCCAGGAAGGGTGACAAGATACTGAATAGATTCAACATTAGCATCCTCACCACACTCTTTCAATTCAACAACACGACCAAAGGGCCCAACACGGGGCTCATCCTCAATGTCAGTGTCAACACTACAAAGGTGGTTATAAATGGGTCTATTCTGTGGTTCACCCAACTCCATTCCTCTCAACTCAATCTCCAACTCCTTATGCATATCCAAGGTGTAACCATACCTATCATACAAATCAACCCAGGTCTCTGGGGTCGCCACCCCCTCCTCATCAGACTTCATCTTCCATGGCTCATCAGCAATGCGCACCGCTCGCTCACCCTCAGTCAACTGCAACACCCGATCGCAGTAGGCTTTGAGCGGCGGGCAACTAGCACAAGCCGCTCGCAACGACAGGATAGTCATTCTGGCATAAGCAGCCTCCAAACCATCCGGCGCACGAAGTGAAATCCCAGCCTTGGCCAGCAACCGACCGACCTTGGGAAAGAAAACCCAACCTAAACTATCCCGAGTCAAGTAATGACTACAAAACTCGAGCTTACTCGTCTGTTCAACGTAATGGGGAACTGATTTAAACCCCAATGCCGCCATGCCTAACTTCCAATCAATAGGCAGCCCAGTATGAGCACAACATCATCATCACCCTGAACAGCCATAACTATCTCCTTAAGTGCCTGATCAACACCATAACCACGTTCCTGACAAAAGATATACAAATGAAACAACAGATTCAAAATAGAATTCATAACAGAAGTAAACGTATCCCCCGACTTACGTGTACCACGAACTGAGTACT